CCCACGCCGCCGGGTCGAGATCCACGCCGCATCGAAGGTTCGGCGGAATCTCGTTAACCGATGTTGAGCCGAAGGATTTGCGGCATTGCTCGGTGATTGTCTGCCCGATCGGGCGCCCCATGATCGCGCCCCACGATCGGCATTCCCCGGTGAATTCCTCGCCTTCGGTGGCGACCGATCCGATCACGCCGTCGAAATGAATTTTCTGACCCGCGGCGGGCGCCGACCATTCAACCTCGAAGATCGTCACCCGGGCGCCCTCGTAGCGCCCGCCGTGCAAATCATCCCTTGTGATTCGCGCGTCATCAACGGCGCCGATCACCTCCATTGCATCGACCGCCAGATCGGCCGAAGCGGCGCCGCCGCCCGCCTCGAGCCCGTCGCTTGCAAGGTAATTCTGCGAGCCGTCGCCGTCGCTGAGATTAACCGCGAGCGTGTTGTCATGCTCGGTGAGCGCAATGATCAGACCGTCGCGGGTTTTGATCTTCACGCACCGCGCCCATGTGGTCGAGCGGGTCGCCGCCTGTGTCGCCATGTTTGCCGGTAAGCTCATTCGCCGAGCACCTCGAGCATGGTTAGATCCGGGAAGTCAGCCACCGCGGTTGCGTCATCGGTGAACCCGGCGCCCGCGCCGACGGTCCAATTCGCGATGAGCCCCGGCCGCTCGAATCTGACCGTCGTATGAAAATGAAAACCGGCGGTGATCGCGACCCCGCCCGCGGGCGGCGCGTTGAATGTGATCAGCCCGGTTGTGCGCGATACCGACCAGCCGAAAGGCGAGGCGCTCGCGAGGATCGGTGTCCCGTCGAGCGCGATCAGAACCGTTGCGGTGATCGGGTGCAGCAGCGTGCGCGACCAAGGATTGCCGCCGAGGTCGTAGACCTTGACCAGTTGGAAGGCAACCGTTGAATCGTCACCCGTGCCGATAGCCTGATCGGTCGCGGCGATCGCGGTTCCAGGCGCCGAGCTCTTGTGATCACCGGGGTCGAGCAGCGGAAAGCTGTTGAGCGCGGCGCGGCGCCCCTCCCAGAAATGCAGCAGCGCATCCTGTGCCGGCGCTTCGTCGGCCGGGATCGCGATCTCGTAGCGCCGGCGCGACGCGGCGCGCGCCAGATTGCGCACCTCGAGCCCGGCCCGGGCGCCGACGATTTCGACCTCGCGCTCGGGGCCGGAGCGTAACCCGACCGCGATATTCATCGGAAAAGGCACATCATCGAAGGCCATAGCAAACCCCATAACAGAGCGTAGAGGCGACCGGCAAGCGATCCGCCGACGCGGGCTCGCGGGTCGTTGACCCAGGTAGAATCGTGACAATCCACAAAGTCGCCGCGAGCATGGCAAGCGCCCAGCGCCCGAGCCCGTTCGGTCGTATGTTCATTTTCATCATCTGCCCTCAACCGTATTGCTGCGCGCGCTTCACCGCTCGCGCCGTTCGATAGGCAACCTCGGCCGCGGCCTCGCGAACCCCGCGCGCATCGTTTGCGTTGACCGTGATCGGCATTGAGATTTCACCCGAGCCCGGGCCCGCGTTCATGTTCGCGGGCGTGACCGAAATTTCTTCGCCCCGGGTTGCGCGCATCATGATCAGATTGCGATCGATGCCGCCCTGCCCGCCGACCGTGAAGCCCCCGCCGCGGTGGAACGCGCCCGCGAAGGCGAGCCCGCCGATCCCTTGGAGCACGCTCGCGCCGAAGCCACCAGCGCCCCCGGCCGCGCCCCCGGCGGCGCCGCCGCCCCCGGCCGAGCCGCCGCCGAACATCCCCAGAACCGAGCCGAGCAATCCACCGCCGCCAGAGCCGCCGCCGAACAGACCGCCGAGCATATCGGTTCCGTTGAAGATATCCTCGAAAGCCATATCGAGCAGCTTGTCGGCGATTCGGTTGAGCGCATTGAGCAACGCATCGAGCGCGCTCTCGCCCGCTTGGATATCACTAAGGAACCCGCGGAACGCATCATGCCCGATCGCCCGGAACTCGTTCGCCGCCTCGACCGTCATCCGCTGTTTATCGCTGAGTTTTTCAGCTTGAACGGCGGCGGCGGCGTAGCCTTCCGCCAGCGTGCGGATATGCGCGGCGAGCTCCGGCGTGACCGCGATCCCGTCTTCCTCGGCCGCGTTGAGCAAATCGAGCTCGGCCTCGGCCGCCGTCAGCGCGAACCCGAAATCGTTGATCACCGGATTGAGCGCGGCCTTAACCGCCGTTAGCCGCTCGGTCTCGATCGTTGCTTGCCGCAGCGCCGCGACCTCGCGCTCGAGCGCCGTCTCGGTTTCCGCTTTCGGTGCGGCGCCACCGCCACCGGTGCGCGTCGGCGTTGTTCGTGTCGGCGCCGTCGGCCGGTTCGACAGCGCGTCGCGGCGTTCCGAGAGCTCGCGGATCTCGCCGAGCAATTCAGACTGACGGAGCTCGAGCTCGGAAGTCGGGCCCTCGAAGAAATTCTCGAGCCCGTGGCCCTGCGCGCGGCTCGCAAGCGTGTCTTGGATTGACCGCAATTCCTCGACCTTGTTGCCAAGTTGACTATCGAGCGAGCCGACCGGAAGCCCGAGCAACAGCGACAAGCCGTCGTAAGCGGTCCCGGCGAACCAAGCCACATCGGCAAGGAACCGGGTGATCTCCATCAGCGCTGGCGCGAGATCGGCAAGCGCGACCGTGAGCTCGGTGTCGACCACTTGGCGCAACAGATCGAGCTCGCCTTTCGCTTCTACGGCGCGCCGGATAACCGAATCGTCGATCACGATCCCGAGCGCCCGGGCGCTCTCGCGCATCGCGTCGAGCCCGGCGCTCCCGCCCGTAAGCATGTTAACGAGCGCCGCGCCTTCCGCATCGAACAGCTTGAAGGCCAGCCGCAACCGGGTCGACGCATCGTCAGTGTTCTGCATTGCGTCGGCAACCTGATTGAAAAGCTCCTCCGGGCTCTTGGTTTGAAGATCCTCAAGCGTAACCCCGAGCTCGGCCAGCGCATTCTTGGCTTCACCCGTGCCCGTCGCCGCCTCCGCGGTTCGCCGCGAGAACCGTTGGAACGCCATATCGAAAGTTGAAATCGCAATGCCGCCTTGCTCCGCAACGATCCTGAGCTCTTGCAGCGCCTCCGTTGTGAGCCCGACCTTATCGGCGACCTTGGCGATCTTATCGAGCTTGTTGATCGCGGTATCGATCGAGTTTCCCAGCGCCCGGAACACCGCGACCGTGGCGAGCCCGCCGAGGATCCCGGTCGCTTTCTTGGCGAAGCCCGAAAGGCCCTTCTCACTTTTCTTGAGCCCGCGCGTGAACTGCGCCGAGTCGAGGCCCAGATTGACCCGGAGCGCACCGATAACCGCCTTGCCTGCCATTCTGTCTAATCCTTCCGCCCGCCGCCCGCCATCCACAGACGCGCCATTGCCTCGAGCTCCACGCCATCCATCTTGCGGCGCGGCGTGGTCTTGCCGACCGTGATATCGCGCAAGCTCGGCAATTTTTTCATTTTGACAAACTTCGCGGTGTGAAGCGCGAGCCATGCCGCGGCGTTGCGCTCATGGCGAAGGCGCTCGCCGTGAGCCTTGAACACGAGCCCCACCTCGCGCCAGCACATCCCCCAGAAGGCGACGGGATCCTCGCCGCACTCGATCCACAGAGCGAGCGCCTCGAGTGGAGTCAGCCCGCCGCCGGGGGAGGGTTGTCGCCGTCATCTTCCTCGGGCTCGGGAAACCCCAGCACGAACGCTTGATCGATCAGCGGCAGCATGTTGACGCTGCGCACCTCTTGCAGAATATCCCCCGCCCTCGAGACACTAGGCGGCGGATCATTGAAGCGAAGGCCAGCCCAGACCACCGCCCGCATTTCGGTCGCGCCCATAGTCGCCGGGCTTTGCAGCTCCCGGGCGATCTCTGGAAACTTTCTCCCGAGTAGTTTCTCGAGCTCGCAAAGCGAGTTGATCGTATATTTGAGAATCAACTCGCCGTCGCGAGTGTTGAGCGCGACCTCGCCGCGGAGCGGGTTTGCCATACCGCGAGCCCCCCTTAAGGCGCCGTGTCCCACGTCTCATCGCCGCTGCGCTTGAGCGTGATCGTCGCAACCATCTTTGTAGCGAGCGGCGCGGAGCGGTTGTAAGCGGTAATGAAACACGGAACCACCAAGCGGTGACGCACGGTCGGCGTTGACGGCGCCGCCGGGAACGTGATCCGGTGATTCGCCACCGTGCCCGCCGCCATGTGAGCGCGCAACAGAATGTCGGTTGCCGAGCCCGGAACAAAATTGAATTCGACCGTCGCCTCGCCGCCATCGATCAGCCCGGCGATAAACTCGCGCCGACGATTCGGGCTCGCCATGTGCGTGACATCTTCTTGGTCGATCGAATCCGATGCGGGCTCGATGTTCGTTACCTCGCCCAACACCGTGTAGGCGTCGGGCGAAACCGTGGTGTCAAAGATCTCGTATATTGTTGCATAGCCGATTGCAGCTTCCGTCATCTCGTGGGCCTCCAAAGATCAGGCGCCACACCCCGCGGCGCCCGGTTGCGCGCTTGCCCAAGGCGCGAAGTTGTCGGGCGCTCTCGATCCCTTGCCGGGGTCGAATTCTGTCTCTCGTTAATCACGGCCTCGGCGCGTGCGCGATCAGCGCGTCGATCGAGAGCCGGTGCAATTGCGACACCGCGCCGGGATCCTCGGTCGTCAGATCGGCGACGCCCTCGGTAAAGATCCCCTGAAAATTCGTGTCGCCGAGCTCGCCGCTATAACCCGAGATCAGCGCCTCTAGCGCGCGCATCTCCGCGAGCGCGGCCGTATACGTCTCGCCGTAAATGTCGAACTGAAAACGCGAATCGCCGAAGCCCGTCGCGCCGCTCATTTTGTAATCACCACCGCCCGAGATCCGATGCATGATCATATACGGTTTGACCGTCACCGCTTGCGGCGCCCGGCCCCAGTAGCACCGCCCGCCAGCGATCGAGCTGGTGAGCGTTATGAGATCTTCTTCGATCGCCATATCATCCGCCCTTTGCCGCTTTACGCGCCAGCCGCGCCGCCGATTTCTTGACCGCCGCCCAGAGCTCGCGGCCGATCTTATCCGGTAGGCCGCTCTTGTGCGCATCCCATGCGGGCCTCGCAAACGGTTGCGGCCCGAAATTCTCGGCGCCGAATTCCTGCAAGCTCGCCTCGGGAAGCGGCCCCGCTCCGGCAAACATCTCGATCGATGCACGCTCATCGCGAAACATTTTCCGGTGAATCCCCGCCTGACGTTTCGACAGCTT